CACAACCGTCTTTTTGAAAAACAGACTTTTTGATTGAGAAAAAACATTTTTTTGATGACTTAGATTCCCCTGAATCTTTCCCGTTTGTCGACAGGCCAGACTCGCGCTGGAACTATCAGTAAAGCTATCTTCGACAGGAATCCTGAAATACCTTCTGTGGTTGTGCAAGGATTTTTCTCTAACGTATACAACGCAACTCTCAGCGCATTTGCCACACCTATCAAGGCAGGTCTTAGCAACGCTGCCGGTCTGATCGAGAAACCTATTGGTGCATTTATCGGTGGCTTGCGTTACGGTGAAGGTCAGATGCTGCGTCGTGGTTGGTATCAATACTCACTTAACCTTGAGGTATTGCAAGACTCGTTTGACTACATGAAGCAAGTCTTCAAGCGTAGTGCAACCGAAGCTGACGTTGCAGGTCTGCAGCGTGAAAACTACTTTGTCAAAAACCAAAAGCAAATCGAGATCTTGCAAGCTGTTGCTGATGCAAAAGCTGCTGAAGGTGACTTTGGTCCCCAGGTAGCAATGCAACAGATCCAAGCTATGAACGACTTGGCTGAGCATCCTTGGTTGCGTTTTGGTAACCGTGCTATGCAGGCATTAGATGGTTTTACACAAACCATGATTGCCCATGCAGAAGCTAGGGGGCGTGCTTTTGACAAGGTGACTAATAACGGTAAGCTCGAATTTACTGCTGCTAAAGCTGATACAGCTTACAAGCAAATCTACAAAGAGATGTTTGATGAGTCTGGTCTTATTACTGACAGTGCTGTCAAGCATACTGCCGGTGAAATTTCTCTCAGCCTAGACAGTGCTGCTAACGATGCGTTCTCTGCACTGATTCGACGTGCACCGATTCTTAAGCCATTTTTGCTGTTTACCAAAACGCCAATCAACGACATCAAAATGATGACGTCGTACAGCCCGCATCACATGTTTTTCAGGGACATTAACGACTTCAGGTTGCGCCCGGAAAACATGTCCAACAACGACATTGAAGATGTTCTTAAAAAGCGCAAGATTGACGTTAAAGATATGTCAGATGAGACGCTGTATCAGAAATACAACGAAGTCCGTGCAGACCTGTTTGGTCGCAGTGCCCTCGGCACGCTCATGGTAACCAGTGCTATTGGTTTGTTTATGACTGACAGGCTTACTGGTAACGGTCTCTACGACAAACAAAAACAAGCAACACGGCGTGAAACTGATTGGAAACCACGGTCTATCAGATTGCCTGGCGGTGAGTGGGTTAGCTACGACAACCTAGGACCTATCACTAACTGGTTGGCGTTGATTGCTGACATTTCTGACAACATGGATGTCCTGTCACCTAACGACATTGGTGAACAGTTCCGCAAGATGGGCTTTGTACTTGCTGCATCTTTTACTGACCCAACGTTCTTGGCTGGTCTAGAACCATTTATTGACGTTGTGCGTGGTGATGTGAGTGCAATCAATCGATGGAGTGGCAGCTTTATCAACGCTGCAATTATCCCTGGCTCTAGTCAGATGGCAGAGATCGGACGTCTTATGGACCCTGGTCTTAAGGAAGTTGAGATGACTATTCTCGACGTTGCACGCAACCGTTTGCCTGTTCTTAAAACACAAATCCCACCTAAATACGATTGGATCGATGGTGGTCTGGTCGGTGTGCCTGACAACTTTATGGCACGTGTCTGGAACAACTACATGCCTTGGAAAGTCAACGGCAGAATCAGTGAAGAAAAACGTTTCTTGCAGATGATTGAATACGATGCACGCCCTTCTCTTCGGACTAATGGCCGTGGCATCGAGTATACACCTGCTGAACGTTCTGAAATTACAAGGGTTATGGGCCGTGACAAGCTGTTCTTAGAAGGCATCCGTAGGGTAATGAACAGCACAGAAGGTCGTGAGTTTAGAAAGCGGTACATGGATTTTGTTAATGCCGGACTAGATCCTGACCTGTCTACTTTTGAACTACTGCACAAAACGCTTGACCGTGAATTGCGTTATGCAATGGACATGGCTGCTGCAATGCTGCCTAATAACGATGCTATCACCAGAAAGATGATTTACAACGATACTATTCAGATGTATCTCCAGGCTGGTGAGCACGAAGCAGCAAAGCGTTTCCAACAACAAATGAAGAAACAGTTCTCGTACTAACCCTATCTAAAGCGTAATGGCTGTAACACAAAATTCATTCACAGGAAATGGTTCCACCACCAATTTCTCTTTTACATTCCCCTATATTAAAGAAGCCGACGTCAAAGCTAAAATTGACGGCGTAAATACAACTGCATTCACACTAGCCAACGCAACAACGGTATCCTTCACTTCGGCTCCTGCTAGTGGTGCCGCAATCATTATTTTCCGTGATACCGACAACGATGAAAAAACAGCAACATTCTTTGCTGGCTCGGCTGTAAAAGCAGAGGATCTGAATAGTAACTTTGATCAGGTCCTTTTTACTGCACAAGAGGTTGACAACAACGCTTTGCAGTCACTTGGTGGCACCATGACTGGTGATCTGAACTTTGGTCAGAACGCTAACATCATTTTTGAAGGTGCAACAGACGATGCAAATGAAACGACTCTGACGGTTGCAGATCCTACTGCTGACCGTACGATCACCTTGCCCGACGTAACTGGTACTGTTGTCACGACTGGTGACACAGCAACTGTTGCCACTGGCATGATTGCTGACTCTGCAATTACTAGCGCAAAAATTTCTGACGGTACGATCGCTACAGGCGACATTGCAAATGACGCAGTAACTACTGCAAAGATTGCTGACGCAAATGTCACTACAGCACTGATTGCAGATGCAAATGTGACCACTGCAAAGCTTGCTAGCAACGCTGTCACCACTGCAAAGATCACTGATGCCAACGTAACCACTGCAAAACTCGCTGCAGATTGTATTACTGGAGCAAAAATTGCAGACGATGTTGTCGATAGTGAGCACTTTGTTGCTGGATCTATTGATACAGAGCATTTGTCTACTAATTCAGTTACTACTGATAAGATTACTGACGCTAATGTCACTACTGTCAAGGTAGCTGACTCTGCAATCACCACTGCCAAGCTAAACGACGGTGCAGTTACTACTGCAAAGATCGGTTCGACTCAAGTTACTTCAGCTAAAATTGCAGATGGCAACATTACTACTGTCAAAATTGCAGATTCTGGCGTAACTACTGCCAAGATTGCAGACAATGCCGTTACTACTGCCAAACTTGCTGATGCTGAGTTGACAGAACTTGCAACTATGGGGTCTACCACTGCATCTGCACTGGCTGATCTTACGCAAGCTGAGGTCCAGATCCTAGATGGCGCGACTGTTACCACAGATGAACTGAACATTTTGGATGGTGTCACTGCTGATGCTACCGAAATCAACCAACTTGACGGCAATACGCTGACTAATAGCTTCACTGCTAGCAGCACAACCCAATATCCGTCGTCTAGTGCCATCAGTGGCTACGTTCTTGGCCTGATGGACAACCTTGGTGGCTTTGTTGCCATCGCAAACGAGAACAGCTTCCCCACTACCAACCCTGATCCGTCTGATGATGCAGGCACTGTTGTGTCTATCTCTGATGCAGGTGGTCTGGTAGTCAGTGCATCTGGCACTGCAAGTGGTCAAACGACAGGTGGCGTGACTGTGACAATTACAGGCTTCCCGTCTGCACTGCAAAGCAGCACCCTGCCTGCAGGTCAAGGCTTGCAAGTTGTCTCTACTTCCACGCTCAACACCTATACGTACCACAAAGTCCTTGGTACAGACGCTGACATTGCACAACTGAACGATGATGTCAACGATTTCTTTGCCCGGTATCGCATTGGTTCAAGCAATCCTACCACAGATCTAGACGCTGGTGACCTGTTCTTCAACACGTCCACTGGCAAGATGCTGGTGTATGACGCCACTGTGTCTGCATGGGAGGAAGTACAGGCTGTTGGTAACTACTTTATCAACACTCTTAGCTCCTCAGGAGGCACTGGAGGCGGCTCAGCAACCTTTAACGGCTCTGCTTATAGGTTTACCCTCAGCAACCCTGGAAGTGTCGCACAGCAGCATATCGTAAGCATCAACGGTGTCATTCAAAAGCCTAACAGTGGCACGTCACAACCGTCTGAAGGCTTTGCTATTGACAATGCTGACATCATTCTTGCTGCAGCTCCTGCTACTGGCTCTGAGTTCTTTATTGTCACTGTAGGTACTTCTGTCAATATCGGTGCTCCTAGCAACGATACCATCAACAACGCGATGGTTAAGGCCGATGCAGCCATTGCTGGCACCAAGATTAGCCCGGACTTTGGTAGTCAAAACGTTTTGACGACTGGATCAGTTGGCATTGGAACGTCGTCGCCTTCTCATAAATTGCACATTGCTGATGGAACTACTCCTGAGCTAATTGTTGAAGATACGACTAATAATGTAAAAGCGGTAGTTGGAGCAGACAACACTGTTGGTCGCATCGGGACAGATTCTAATCATGATTTAACGCTTAGAACGAACGATACCGAGCGCCTCCGAATCGACAGCTCGGGCAATGTTGGTATTGGAACGTCGTCACCATCAAATGCAAAACTTGAAATCACAAATTCAACTAATGGCGACGAAGGTATTC